CTTTGGACCACCCGGTTTATAGAAGTCTTACCGATTCTATGCAGCGGAAGTTGGCGGACACTGCGTCGGCGCGGGGCTTGATGAGGTCTAAAGCGGCTCCATCCTTTGTGTTTGTTTCGTTGCCTACGGAGGTGCTGAGTTCGTTGGCCGAGGAGTACCCGGAGTTTCGCTTGGTGGATTACGGTGACACTCAGCCTGCCCATGGGGCTTTCGTGCAGGCGCGTAGGTTGGCGTCCGAGTGGACATTGATGCAGGCAAAGAAGTATGCTACGAAGGTCGTGGTGGCCGGGTTGCCTTTGGTGGCTGCGCTTGAGTCCGGGCTGGCGGAAGTGGATTTAGTTGTGGACTTGGTGGATCCGGTCGCGGTGCACGAGAGGTATGCCGTGACGTTGGAGGCTAGAAGGTTGTATGCGGATTTGGCCAAGGTGACGGCGGACACGGGCGTGGTTTTGAATAGGCGGGCTTACGAGGAGTTCTTGATGCGGCGAGGCGTTAAGTTCGTGATGGCGGATACGGTGTGCTCTGGGTATGAGGGCATGTGCGTTGACGGTGCTCTTTATGGCTACAGTCCTATGCAGGTGGCTGCTCAGATGCGTTTTACTGGAGCGGAGGTGTGCCATGGCTTCTTTATGTATCACCCCGACATGCTGTTGAATGAGAGCGGCGAGTTGCATGGCTCTGGGCTGCATTTCGAGCGGGACGATAGGGAGGTGAGATTCCTGTATCCTGAGGGTGTTGCTGGGGTGGTGACCTATGATGTCGGTGCGTGGAAATCCTGGTTGGTGTCACACAATGTCAGGGTGCCTGGCGCGGGTGACAAGTGGTACCAGCTGGAGTTGTTGAAGCTGAGGGGTTGTTTCATGTTTTACCGCATGGTGGCTCTGGATGGGAAGCCTGAGAGTGATGAGGTTCACCACGCTTTGGATCTGCCGATGGCGGAGCCTATGTATGTGGTCACGTCCTGGCGGTTGAAGAAGTTTGGGTTGGACCCTACCAGGCCGGAGAGCTGGGAGGCGGTTCGGTATTTGGCTTCTCAGCGTTTGGTAGACAGGGTTTACCAATTTGCGATGCAATTGGATAGGACGCAGTTCAATCCGTATGCCGTGCGCAAGCAACTTCTGATAGTTAATGATCGTGTGACGATAGAGGGTACCAGCGTTAGAGTCAGTACTCCACTGGGTCAGAAGATGTTGGACGCGTTGACTACGGACTTGACGGCCAAAGTGTTCGTGAGTAGGTATGAGGCCGGAACGTTGTCCGAGGAGGCACGTAGGTTCGCGGAGTGTATCAAAGGGTTTTCTTCCTTTTCTAGGGTATCGAGGATCTGGGCGATGATGACATTGTTCGGTTCTGTCGTGTGGAGTGGTACCTGGGGTGCGGCAGATGCGCGTATACGGAAGATCGCGGATCAGGTAAGGCGGTTGTTAGGCCGCGGTTCTGGCGTCAGGGCCCCTGTGATGAATGTTGCTCCTTCTTACCTGTTGGTTACTGGAGGTGACAGTTTGGCAGATTTGTCAGGTGGTGCCGTTGTCGCTAGGGAGTTGGACCGGTTGGCGGCTCTGGGGTCGAGAGGGTGGCTGTCTGGAGTGTTGAGAATGGTCGCCGCGGGGATGGATGCCGCGGTGTTGAACGCCAAGGATTTTGTAGTCCGGGTTCGGGAGTACGCGTTGTTTTCGGGCGCCGTGCAGAGCACCGCTGAGGCGGAGGATGCCTTGTCGGCAGTGCGGGCTTTGAATCCAGTGGATGAGCCTGAGGCGGATCGGCGTGAGTTGCATGCTTTGATTGCTGCTAGGGAGTTCGAGGAGGTGAGCCCGGTGCGTCCGGATTTTAATCCGGTGGCTGACCCTGTCTATCTCTTGAATGAGGTTTATTCGGCGGTGATGCCTGGGGTCGCTGAGCAGAATTTGGAGTATGACACGGCAAGTGTTTCGTTGGATCCTCAGGACAGAACGCTTGCGGCTCCTTATATGCGGTTGCCTAGGTATTTTGGAGATGCGCCTAGGCCAAAGTTGCTTTATCCCAGCCGGTTGAGGGCGTTGAATGTCCCGAAGCGGCAGCAGACTTTGCAGGAGTTGATTTCCGCTGTGGCGGCTAGGAATCTTAGTGCGCCACAGGTGGCGTTGCCGCAAGATCAGGGGGCGCTGGTGGTGGAGATCTGGGAGAATTTTAAGGCTAAGGTTTGTTTGCCGGATGTAGAAGAGAAGTTGGGTAGGTTTCAGACGGATCAGGTTGGGATCGAGGAGGAGGCTTTCAGAGAGTGGGCGCAGCAGTCGACGCCGGATAAAGTTGCGGAGGTTCGTAGGGAATTGGAGCAGGAGAGTCAGGCATTGGCGGAAATGCCGGTCAACGAGTATTTGGTGATGCTGAAGGCAGATGTGAAGCCGACTCTGTCGACGAAGCCGATCACCCAACGTACGGAGCCTCAGGTGATAGTTTACCACAAGAAGGCGTTGTCTTCTTTGTATAGTTGCATGTTTAGGGTGTTGGTACGGCGGTTTTTGTCGTTGCTTAAGCCGAACGTGCATGTGAATTTGCTGAAGGACACGAGGGATCTGCAGGCTTTTGTGGCTTCGGTACACCCTTTTGGGGCCAAAGGGATTCGTTTTGTTGAAAATGATTTCAGCAAGTACGACAAGTCTCAAGGGGAGTTCGTGTTCAAGCTCGAGGCGTATATTTTCGAGAAGTTGGGGCTGAATGCTGAGTGGTTGGCAAAGTGGGTAGATGGTCATGTGAAGTGCAGTTTGCGGGCGGTTGCTTTGGGTCTGTCGTTGCACGTCATGTATCAGCGCAAGTCTGGGGATGCGACCACTGCCTTTGGGAACGTGGTGTTGAATCTTGTGAGTATTGCGTACGCTTACCGAGATTTCGACATGGTGTGGGTCATTGTCATGGGGGATGATTCGTTGGCTTGCGTGTGTTCGGCGGGCAACGGGGAGCGAGCTGTTGCGGTGTTGGCCGAGGTCTTCAATTTGAGTGCGAAGACTTATCTCACTGATTCTCCGTATTTTGCGTCTAACTTCGTCGTGATTGACGAGTTTAATCGCAGGGTGGCGTTCGTGCCTGACCCAATCAAGCGTATCGAGAGGTGGTCTATGGCGGTTTCCGGGGAGGATCCGCAGTGGAAGGAGAGATTTGTTAGTGCAGCGGACTCTATGGAGAATTACCTCTTTGTGGGGAAAACTGCGTCTTTGGCGAGGATGGTGTCGGAGAGGTATGCTGTGGAGAG